TTAATATTCGTGTGGCTGGTGACAGTGGTACACATCCATTCTTATCAGGTACTAAAGTTAGATACACTGCAGACAGTGCTCTTACAAATCTAGTATCAGGTCAAGATTATTACGTATACGCAGTTGATGACAAATACATAAGATTGATGGATAATTATCAGAACTCGCTTGTTGGCGGTGGAGCTATAGAAATTGGTAGTGGAGATTCTGCAGGAGCAGACACACATCAAATCACAACGACATCGATTGCAGGAAGAGTTGTTGGAGCGGGCACAATTGGTATTACAACTGGATCTACAAGAGTTGAAGGTACTCAAACACTATTTAAACGATCATTTAAGGCTGGTGATAAGATCTTTATTCAACAAGATAGTGGTGGACCTCCCGGACAATTATTTGAAAATACAGTTGCTCTAGTATCAGACGATGAAACAATGGTTCTTCAAGAGCCAGCACCATTTACTGGAGACACTCTGAGACATTACGCAACCACAAACATTTACACAAAGCCTGACGGTTATTCTGTACACAGACCGTTTGATGGTGGTGTTGAGATTGGTGCTGGTACTGCACCGTTCTCTCAAATTATGAGACAGACTCGTAAGTACTTCCGTTATCAGTCAGGTAAAGGTATTCAAACATCACTTGCGATTAACTTCAATCCTCCTGTAATTCTAGAGCAAATTACTGCATCTGGTACTACAATTAATTGTAGAACAAAATATCCACACAGATTAAATGTAGGTTCAACAATCAACGTTGTAGGTGCATCTGACTCTGGTTATAATGGCGATCAAACAGTAGCAACACTTGTGGATGATTACAACTTTACATACACGGTTGCTACTGAACCATCAACATCGATACCAAACGGAATTGTACAATATACAGTTAGTGCATACAGTGATGTAGCTGTTCGTGCTGGTATGTTCGATCAGCAGAATGGATTCTTCTTCCAGTGGGATGGTCAGACACTAAATTGTTGTAGACGTTCTTCAACAACTCAGCTTTCCGGAAGTGTACAACTAACAAAGGGAAGTGGTCTTATACAAGGAACAAATACTAACTTTACAGGCCAACTAAATAACGGAGATAAGATTGTACTTCGAGGCCAAACATATAAAGTTATTAGCATAGAAAATAGAACTAACTTGTATATTCAACCACAATATAAAGGCATTTCTACAGATGGTGCTATTATAACGAAGACAGAAGATCTGATTGTACCACAGGATGATTGGAACTTAGATAAGTGTGACGGATCAGGTAAAGAAGGATTTGTTCTTGATCTAACTAAGATTCAAATGGCGTACATGGATTATTCATGGTATGGTGCTGGTAAGATTCGTTTCGGATTTAAGGATCGTAAAGGTCATGTTCGTTATGTACATGAATTTATTCACAACAACCGTCTCGATGAAGCTTATATGAGATCAGGTAACTTGCCTGCGAAGTATGAGATTGAGAACGGTCAGAATCCAACATATGCGCCGACACTCTTCCATTGGGGTACTTCGGTGATTATGGACGGTACCTTTGACGATGATAAGGCATACTTATTTACAGCGCCTTCGAAGAGTCTATCATTTACAAACGGTCAGACACAGAACGCGACTACTGCAGGAAATACAAGTCTAACATACCAGTATAATCGTGGAACAAGACAATACGACTTCTATCTCAGATTACCGTTTTCTCCTACACATGCCTCTAAGTTTACAACTGGTACAAAACTCTATACGAATGACAATGAGTTAAATGGGCAAGAAGTTGCATACACTGATTATCAAGGTGGCACATTTAGAGTGCATATCTATATTTCATCCGGATTTAGATTCCCATCTGCTGGCACTTATCCAAACGTAACAAGTGGTACTACCATTTATATCGGTGCGCCGGCAAGTGGTGGAGATCAAGTAAATCTTGGTACAACCATCATTCCTCTTGTGTCTTTGCGTTTGGCACCTTCGGTTGATAACAACTTAACTGGTAATCTTGGTGAACGTGATATTATTAACAGAATGCAGTTAAAATTGAACGAAGTCGGTTTGATTATTACACATGACTGTGAAGTTAAGTTGATATTAAACGGTGATATCACAAACGTATCATGGGAGAATGTGGCTTCACCTTCATTATCACAGTTGATAAAACATGAATCAAATGATCAGATAACGGGTGGTACAGAAGTCTTCAGCTTTAGAGCTGCGGGTGGCGTAGACGGCAACTCGAATACATCTAACTTCTCTCTCGGAGATTTGATTGACATGGGTAATAGTATTCTCGGCGGTGATGGTATCTTCCCGAACGGTCCAGATATTCTAACGGTTGCTGTACAGGTTGTTGATACATCATCGATTAATGCGTCAGAACCTTTTACTGCAAGTTCGAGAATTACATGGTCAGAATCACAGGCGTAAAACATGGCAAAAAGTATCAACCGTCTCTTAGCGGAACTGGTAGAACCAGATGGTGATGTAAAAACAGAAGCGCTAGATAATGCTCAACCGGTTATAACACTTGATTCTTCTGACGTTTCAAGTATTGCTTCTGAATCAGTAGTAAGTCTTACAACTTATCAAACTCTTGATTCGTTACCAATTACTGGATTGTCTGGCGGAGATCAAGCATACGTACGAGCAAACAACCGGCTTTATATTAGCAATGGTTTAGGATGGTACAATGTGTCCCTTATTAACCTGAGTCCTCGTTTTGATTCTGATATAAACTCTACCTTTTCCATTGTAGATTCACAGACACCTCTTGTTATCACCAATCCCGCATCCGACTCAGACAACCCAGATGCCATTATTACTTATGGCGGTACAATGTCTGACTCAGGCCAGTATCTTGTTGCGTTAACTAGAGACTCTTCTGTTTGGACATTTACTCCTTTATCTGCAGACAGTGTGTATAACAATGTGACTCTTGGTAATCTAACAGATTCAAATGGAGGTTCATTTACATATTCGTTCACTGCATCAGATAATATAAACCAAGCTGTAAAATCAATTACAATTACATATGATGGTTTAAAGGAAGCTATAACTGTCGTTGATTCTTCTTCAGCAACAGTTCTGTTAATGAAAGCTCGAAACACTGGATCACAGCCAAATGCTATTATTACATATCAAAATGTAAATGATCAAAGTGTAACTTTATCACAGACTGGAACTGATAAAGCCGAAGCTTCGAAGTTTAGTCCTTATCGTTCCGGTGGGTATAGTTATTATTTTGATGGAAGTACAGGTTATTTACAGTTTGACAATTCAGATGAATCTCTAGTTCCTGAAACAGGAGATTTTACTCTAGAGTTTTGGTTTAATACATGGCAAACTTCACGACAAGATCCATTCTCTGTTTACACCGCTAGTGCTGGATTTGCTGTTGCGCTAAATTATCCGTCAGCAGGCGATGCTATGGTATATTACGGAAACAATGTCGAACAACAGACTGCATCAGGCGGACACTTTGAAACTAATGTGTGGAATCATTTTGCTTTGGAAAGATCTGGTAACACACAAACAATTTATATTAATGGACAGTCAGTTGTTTCTGGAACTGTCACTCGAGATTATAGTGCTACAACTGATCTACACATTGGAAACGCAGCAAACAATAGTTTATTTTATTACGGTTGGCTAAGTGATCTTCGATTCGTAAAAGGTTCTACAGTATATGGAGGAAACTTTACTCCACCGACAGAACGGTTAACCGCTATAGCGAATACTCAATTATTAACATGTAATCTTCCATATTTCGGTGATGCTAGCACCAATAACCGTACAGCCACTATGAGTGGTACAGCAGCTACAGAAGCTCTTGGACCATATGATTATATGGAAGACTCTGATGGAGTCGTCGGTTCTGTACATATAGACGAAGGACAAGGACAGCTGAGCGTTACCGATTATGCAAATGTGTTTAATTTTGGTAACAGTGACTGGACTGTTGAAGGTTGGTATCGTTTAGATAGAGAAGATCAGCAATATTCATTTCTTTGGGGTACACGAGGTACGGCTACTTATAAAGAAATTTTATGGTTGAACGGTACTACTTTAAATTATTATGGCTCAACAGGTAGCGGTTGGACCACATCTTATAGTACGGGTTATGTCTTTCCAAAAGATGTTTGGCATCATGTAGCAGCAGTAAGAAACGGTGGTAATATATACGTCTTTATTAATGGTAAAAGATATACAGCCAACAACGGACTATCAACAAACAGTCTAGCTGCTCCAACAGGAGGGTTTATTGGAAGTGATTGGACAGATGCTAATGAATGGCCTGGATCTATTGCAGATTTTAGAGTTGTTTTAGGTACAGCTGTTTATACTTCAGATTTTGTAGTACCTACACAACCTTTAGAACACATATCTGGTACAACTCTTTTAATGCAGAATAAAACAAATGCAAACGCTTATGATGCAGCAAATGCAAATGCAATAAAAGGTGAGCATGGTAGCGGTTCTTCCGGCCCAAATAGCACTTACAGAAAATTTACAACTTCGCCTTCATTTAAGTTTAATGGATCATCCGATCATTATATCGTACCTAAGTCTAGACTTTTCGATTTTAATACCGGTGATTTTACAATTGAAGCTTGGCTGTACACGTCTAGCGTAACTACCACACAAAGCTGGTGTGGCACATATTACGGAAACGGAACCGGAGGATGGAACTGCCAACTTCGATATAATGGAGGTGTCTGGAGCTCGGTCTTTGGTACTAACGGCGATGGCGGTGCGACAATCATCAAAACGTTGGGGTCGGCTTTGCCGGTTAATACTTGGGTTCATATTGCAATCACACGTGATTCTACAGGAATTAGAATGTGGGCTGACGGAACTGAACTTGGTACCGCCACTGCTGATTCAACTGTACTTTCTTACTATAGCGACCTTTATATCGGTAAATTAAATCATTCTAGTGCACATCAGTATTTTAATGGTTATATGCAAGATTTGAGAATATCGAAGGGTCTGGCACGTTACACCTCTAACTTTACTCCACCAACTGCGGAGTTTAGACTGTGAGTTTTAATCGTAAGCTTGCAAATTTAATCACTACAACAGGTGACGTAAAAGCTAGTGCATTAGATAACATTAGTAATGTTAATGCGGGACTTGATTCTGCCGATGTTTCTGCAATTGCAAATACGGTGGCAGGATCTGGAATTACAGCGTACGATTCTTTAGGTGCATTACCGATAACAGGTCTTTCAGTAGATCAGATTGCTTTTGTTTCAATCGATTCTAATAATGCACGATATTATATCTCGAATGGATCTGGATGGTATAATGTAAAGCTTGTCAATACAACCCCAAAAATATCAAGTAACGTTGATAGTTCGATTACTCTTGATCAAAATGGTTCAACAACTACGTTCAATGTAATTGGTAGCGATTCAGATGGTATTGCAGTGGCTCTTGTCACTGTAGAATCTGATGGAAATATGAAAGCAACCGGTACTACGCTTACTCGAGATTCTTCTGTATTTACACTTGATCCATTAACACAAGAAAGTGGTGGTGCAGAAGGCAATTTCACTTTAACCTTTACGGCAACTGACGGTATTGGAAAAGCTACACTGACTAAAAACGTTTCATTAGAATATACCATGTCATCAGGTGGAGATAGTCGTGGTACATATGTGCTTGGTGGTAGAACATATGAAGTCGTCAAGTTTATTGGCAATGGTAATATTACTTTTAACCAAGACACACCAATCGAATATTTGATTCTTGGTGGAGGAGGTGGTGGTAGTCGAGGTCCCGGAGGAGCAGGAGGACTAAGATCAAATGTTCTAGGTTATCAGTCTGGCGGTGGCTTTTATGCTGAAGCTCCGATGACAGTTACAGCCGGAACTTATAGTGTTGTAGTTGGTCAAGGCGGTGCTAGTTCTTTAACGGGTGGAGTGTATGCAGACAGCGGAGGTCAGTCATCATTTAACGGTATTGTCTCACTCGGAGGTGGTGCCGGTGGACCTGCCGTTGGTAATAATACTGCGTCACTCGGTAAACGAGGAGGTTCAGGCGGCGGTGGCGGTAACCGCTACACCACAGACGCAGTAACATATCCAATTTTTGGAGGAGCTGGAACTGAAAGACAGGGATTCCGTGGTGGTGACGGTTTTAATCAGATGTATGAATATACTACTGGCGGAGGTGGTGGTACTGGCTCTCCAGGACAAGATGGAAAATCACATGATCCAAGACCTGCCGGAGTTGGCACAATTAATGGTATTACTGGCACAGATATAATTTATGGTGGCGGAGGAGGAGGTAATGCTGTTAAGGGACGAGTGAACAATACAAATGGTCTAGGAAATTGGAAAGAACCAGGTGGAGCTGGTGGCGGAGGATATGGAGGTATATCCACAGATAGCGCTACAGCACTAGGAGTATCTTCAAATGGCGTCGATGGCCTTGGAGGCGGAGGTGGCGCAGGGCATTTTACTCTCTCCACTTCAGAAAATGCTGGCGATGGAGGTGATGGTGTTGTCATACTTAGATATATCAAACAAGGTACACAACCTTATAAACCTATACAGAGAAATGTAACTCCATATCACATTGCAGTTTATTCTACTTTAAGTGGCTTAACTATTCCTTCAATTGAATTTAGAGAGGATGAAGGTTATAGACACCATCAAATGGATGAGATTTCATCGCAGATTAATACGGCTATACAATACGCTCATGCGCATACATTTCCTGCGCAAAATCCACGTTACGCTACCTTATATCTAACACTATGGGATAGTAGTAGTGCAGTGTACTGTTGTCAGTTACAAAGAACTGATATGAACAGCTTTTTTCCTGCACTTGAATACACTTATAATCCAGATTCTGCTGGTGGTCCAGATGGCATATATGGTGCGGGCAGAATTAGCGTTGGTGTTGGAGATAATGCTGCTAATTTCCCGAGTGATACGCACTACCACAGATCTGATACAGAAGGTATTGCAGACTCTGATTTGACTGGATTTGGATTCAGTCAAAATGGTTATGCTGCTTCGGCAACAAGTATATCATTCGATGACGGAAGTGGTGCTACGACTTATTATGCAAACGTTGGTACACAGGGTGTAGCAGGTGGTACTACTACTGGTTCAGCTCCTACATTTAGAGAAATTAGATTGTACGCAGAAACTGCAGATACAGAAAATCTGATTTGGGCGGCAGCTGTAAAATACTGATAAATAACTGTGTACATTGAAGCTATTTTGTGATATAATATTAATATGATTGACTTGAAACAGATACACGATATGTGGTCTCGCGATAGCGAAATCAAAATGCAACTTGATGAATCTTCTCGTGAGACACCTAAACTGCATGCGAAGTATCTCGAACTTCTTTCCACGACAAAATTACAGTTAAAGCGAGCTGAGTTTCAGCAAAAGATTTTGTTGAAAGAGAAGTGGTTATATTATAATGGTAAAATGTCACAAGAAGATGTTGTAGAAAAAGGATGGGATCCTGATCCGTTCGATGGCCTTAAAATACTCAAAGGCGAAATGGATTACTACTACGACTCAGATCCAGAAATACAAAAGTCTGAAGAGAAAATACAGTACTATAAGACTGTTATAGATACTTTAGAACAGATCATCAGTAACCTTAACTGGCGACATCAAACTATTGGTAATATAATCAAGTGGAAACAATTCGAGTCAGGAAGTTAGATCACTCAAATCTTGAAATCACTAGCGATTCTGGTGTAGCACAAGAACTGAACGAGTTCTTCAGCTTCTACGTGCCAGGATATAAGTTTATGCCTGCATTTCGAAACAGAATGTGGGATGGTAAGATACGTCTCTTTCAATTAAGAGATCGTACGCTACCTGCAGGTTTATTTTACCATTTAAGTGAATTTTGCGAAAAACGGGGATATATACTAGAGTCAGAAGCGACTAAGTATGGAGCACCCGATGCAAGAAATAGTATTCAACGAAACGATCTTGAGCATTTTATTAACGATCTTGATCTTCCTTTCGATCCTCGTACCTATCAGTTTCAATGCATCGGTGAAGCGCTCACAAGAAAAAGAGCAATCCTCCTTAGTCCAACAGGATCAGGAAAATCACTCATAATATATGCAATCGCTCGATATTGGTTACAGCGTTTGACGAATGGTCTGGCCTATCCAAAAGCAGGACGGGTACTTGTAATTGTACCGACTACATCTCTCGTAGAACAAATGCATTCTGATTTTTTGAACTATGGTTGGGATGAAGGTGCTATGCATCGTATCTATTCTGGTAAAGACAAAAATAATATTAATGCAGCATGTGTAATTACAACATGGCAATCAATATATAAATTACCGAAACAATGGTTCGCGCAATTTGGCGCTGTATTTGGTGACGAATGTCACGGCTTTAAATCAAAATCGCTAATGACAATTATGAATAAATGTAGTGAAGCAGAATATAGATTCGGTACGACAGGAACATTAGATGGATCACAAACACACGAGCTTGTACTTCAAGGCTTATTCGGAAAAGTATTTAAAGTTACCACAACTAAACAGTTACAAGATGATGACACACTTGCTAAACTACACATCAGAAGACTCGTACTCACATACGACGAAAAAGTCAGAAAAGATTTCGGAAAGCAAACCTATCCAGACGAAATCGACTTCATAGTATCACACGAGAAAAGAAATAAATTTATTCGTAATCTAACATTAGATATGAAAGGCAATACACTATTGCTATATAACTATGTCGATAAACATGGTAAACCGTTGTTTAATATGATAAGGGATCAAGACGATGAAGAACGTAAAATCTTTTTTGTTTCGGGTGGTACGGATGTTTCCGACCGAGAAGCAATTCGAAGTATTGTGGAAAAGCAGAGGAATGCCATTGTAGTTGCATCTCTTGGCACCTTCTCAACCGGTATAAATATTAAAAACCTACACAATATTATCTTTGCTTCTCCTTCGAAGTCTCAGATAAGAGTGTTGCAGTCAATTGGGAGAGGATTGAGAAAAAGTGATGACGGTAAACCAACTACATTGTATGATATATCAGATGATATTAGTTGGAAAAATCGTAAGAACTTTTCTCTTCTACATTCGTGGGAAAGACTGAAGATATATAAAAATGAACAGTTTAATTACGAAACAATAACGGTGAACCTATGAATCTAAAGCAGTTTAAATTAACGAATGATGATGAAATCATTTGTGAAGTTGTCGAAACACATGACGATGCGGACTCTCTGGTGATCAGAAAAGTCTTAAAAATCGCGGTAGCCGAAGATTTTGAAAATAACGTGCGTTACTATTCTTTTAGACCATGGGTCTCCTTTCAGTCAGATCATGACGAATTATCTGTACTTAATGTCGGTCATATCATCGGTGAATCTTTACCTTCAAGAACGCTGGCAATCCACTATGCGGCGGCTATGCAAGAAGTCCAAAGATCTCAGGTAAATAAGAAAGAATTTAATCTCGACAAGTTGATGGACAAAATGAAAAATATGGAAGAGTGGGAAATGGAAGAATTTATAGAACAGCAATTGAGAGAAGCTGCCTTTGAAAGAAATAAAGACGCTCAATTCATTGCAGATTCGGCTCAACCAAATGTGATTCATTTTAAACCTCCTTCTGATAAGTTACACTAAAAAAGAGTCTACCTCCGCTCCAACAAACTATAGTTTATTATAACCTAAAAAGGGCACTTTGTACACTACTTTTTTTCAGTTTCATGGGAAAAATTTAATGTGTACAATACCTTAAGAGTTTGATATAATAATAATGAAAGGAAGTGACATGGCAAGAAGTAAACGCGCAAGCATACATTACGTAAATAATGCTGATTTTTCTCAAGCCGTTGTTGACTACGTAGCTACTGTAAGAGAAGCTAAACAAAAAAACGATATTCTACCAGTCGTACCAGACTATATTGCACAGTGTTTCTTACGAATCGCTGAAGGCTTATCTCATAAGTCTAACTTTATTCGCTACACGTATCGCGAAGAAATGGTTATGGATGCCGTAGAAAATTGTTTGAAAGCAATCGAGAACTATGATATCGATGCAGCAACTCGTACAGGAAAACCAAATGCGTTTGCATACTTTACACAGATTACGTGGTATGCATTCTTACGTAGAATATCAAAAGAAAAGAAACAGCAAGACATTAAATTAAAATATCTCACATCATCTGGTATCGAGAACTTTATTGACAATGAACTCGGCGATGATATGTCACAGCAAGTTGTAGGCGCATTTGTAGATACATTAAGAGATCGTATTGACAAAGTACGCAACGTAGATGCTGAAGTGAAAGAGTTTGCCAAAGAAGAGAAAAAGAAAAGAGTAAAGATGGCAGACTCAAATCTATCGGAGTTTATGACTTGAAGATTGCAATATTAAACGATACACATTGTGGCATTCGTAACTCATCAGAAATCTTTTTAAAGAACGCAGCAGATTTCTATACGAATGTCTTTTTTCCATATTGTCAAGAGCACGGCATTGAACAGATCGTACATCTTGGCGATTACTATGATCACCGTAAGTTTGTCAACTTTAAAGCATTGAATCATAATAGGAAACACTTTCTAGATCCAATGCGGAAACTTGGGATGAAGATGGATATTATCCCGGGTAACCATGACACTTACTACAAGAACACGAATGATCTTAATTCATTGAAAGAACTTTTAGGTTATTACATGAATGAGGTTCATATCATTATGGAACCAACTGTAATGGAGTATGGATCTCTACGGCTTGCGATGCTGCCATGGATTAACTCTGAAAATTTCCAGTCCTCAATGAACTTTATTCGTGACTGTAAAGCGGACTGGCTTGGTGCTCATTTGGAACTGGGCGGGTTCGAGCTTATGCGAGGAGTACAATCGCATGGTGGTCTAGACCATAAGCTCTTCGAAAAGTTCGAACTCGTTCTAACCGGTCATTTCCATGTTTCTTCTCGTAGAGACAATGTATGGTATCTCGGCAGTCAGATGGAGTTCTTTTGGTCCGATGCACATGACCCTAAATATTTCCACGTTATCGATACTGAAACGCGTGAGATTGAAAAGATTAGAAATCATTACACTTTATTTGAAAAAATAGTGTACAATGACGAGAAAATAGATTATAATAACTATGATGTCTCTCATCTTGATAGCCGCTTTGTGAAGGTAGTGGTTGCCAATAAGAAAGACCAGTTTGTATTCGATCGCTTTATTGATCGTATACAGAACCAAGATATATATGAACTAAAGATTGCCGAAAACTTCAATGAATTTATCGGCGAAAATGTTGAGGATGAGGAGGTAAGCTTCGACGATACGTCTACCATCGTAGATACATATATCGATGCTGTAGAAACAGATCTTGACAAAGATCGTATCAAAGTTCAGATGCGTGAACTCATGACCGAAGCTCAAGCTTTAGAAGTTGCATGATACAATTTAAATTTATTCGATATAAAAATTTCCTATCTACAGGAAATGCTTTTACTGAAATCCAACTTGACAAGGATCATTCGACTCTTGTCGTTGGCTCAAATGGCGCAGGTAAATCCACAATGCTGGATGCAATCTCATTTGCGCTATTTGGTAAACCACATCGCAATATCAACAAGCCACAATTAATTAATTCAATTAATCAGAAAGGTTGTGTAGTTGAAGTTGAATTTGTGATTGGATCAGGTCATTTCAAAGTCGTACGTGGTATTAAACCAGGTATCTTTGAGATCTGGAAAAATGGTACGATGATAAATCAATCATCTCATGCCAAAGAATATCAGAAGATCCTCGAACAAAACATCTTGAAACTAAACCATAAATCGTTTCATCAAGTGGTTGTTCTCGGCTCCTCCTCATTTATTCCCTTCATGCAGCTGGCGGCAGGCCACCGACGTGATGTGATCGAGGATCTTCTTGATATCAATGTGTTCAGTAAAATGAATATTATTTTAAGAGAAAAAACTACAGCAATTAAAGATCAGATTACAGATCTTTCATATAACATTGATATAACAAAAAATAAAATTGAAACACAAAAGAAATACATTCGTGACATTACAGCATTAACTGAAGAGAATAAAAGAGAATATGAATCTAGAATTTCAAAGGCGCAGGATAACATCGATGACTTACAAGCTTCAAATTCGGAGCTTAGCATGGGTCTCGAAGAAAATCTACAACGCGCCGAGGAAAGGATGGCGACTTTATCTGATCAACGCCAGGCCTTATTGCTCAGAGGTCAAGATGTTCAGACGCAAGCGA